TCATTTCCAACTCCACCATCAATACCGCCGCTATAAACATCTTGATCAGCAATAGCGCGAGATTCTTTGGCTCCTAATGGTTCTTTCCATTCTTGACCAGTAACTTCCTGAGTATATTTTTGAATTATTTCTCCGTTCAATACAATTTGAGCGCCTTGTATTGTACAGTTGCCGCTAGCTTCTAAAGTTAAATCTGATGCGCTCTTTATAACAATGCCCTGTTCATTAACAAATATTCTATGGTATCTATTATTGCCAGTTATTACTCTTATTTCAAGTGTAGTGTTTATATTGGCAGTATTGTTAAAGCCTTTAGCTGCGGTAAATCTGCTGTCATTATCTATAGTGCTGCCGCCCATTTGAATAAAAACATTGCCATCCATTTGAGAATATAAGCTAACATTTTCTTTATCTCTGCCTAATCTCATTACTGCTCCACCAGCAGTATCAAGCCAAAGCGATTGCCTATCTATAGTGTTTGCTCCAATACTTGCACTAACCATTCCGTCAAAAGTAAGAGTAGCCGAGCGACCCCCAGCATTAGCGTCGTCTCCATCAATAGCAAGTGATGAGGTAATAACACTATCTCTAAACATATCAGGACCACCAAATATTGCTAATCCAGTTCCATCAAGCTCTGTTCCTTCCCATTTTGGTTCACAACAAGTTTTTGTAATATTATGAAATACAGTACCAAGTTTAATAGGCTCACCATCAAATCTGTTATTAGGTATAAGCTTTTCATTTCCTTCTAAGGTGATTGCACCTACTCCATACGTATCAACCTTTATGTCGGACGAGCCATCCTCTGGTAACAAAAAAGTATTGAAGTCTGGTCCATAGTCATCTTGTGGTGCTCTTGTTGTTGATACATTTTCATGTCTTGTAACTAAAGCAACATTTCCAGTTTCGCTTGAAGCTGGAACATTTAGTTTAAATTGACCTTCTTTATCTATATCAAAATGAAAACGACTTCTGTCTCTTGCATAATTGTCATCCGGTTCTCCGTAATTTGTTCCAACATCACTGTTGCCACTTTCTATTTTAGCAGTTGTTAAATCTTTTCTAGCATTCAATTCCCAATGATATGCAATTCCCCTTCGATGCATTTTCCTAACTAATTTATAAGATTCCGCATCTCCTTCTAATCCGCCAAGCTGATCTCTACCAACGGGAATTTTATGTCTATTTAAATCTAAAACATTTCCATAAACATCAACCAATGTTCCACTAACGGTTTCGATTAAATGATTTGGATAAACAAGACTTAAGCTTAAAATATCATATTTTCTATCTCTTCTACTAGAAGGCTGCCTGTCTGTGTAAATATTATTTCGCAATACTGCTGACTGAGCGTTTTGCTTTTGTTCTTCATAACTATCAGATTCAACATCCGCCCCATCAGCAAACTCATAAATAACGGTTTTATTTTCAACAAATGGCGGGTTTTTAACTCTATTTTCATCAGTAGCATTGGCTCTAATTCTAGAAGGATCCATGCATACAGGAGATAAATTTTTATACCACTTATCCTGATTTTTAATATCAAAAATTTTCTTTTCAGGTTCTTTTAGGGTTCTAAAAATAACGCCTTCATTATGGTATCCGGATTCTGTAAAAGAATATTTTTGTCCAGTTTGAATATTAAAAGTTGAATAGTATCTATCACTATCAAGAGTTTCAGGAAAAAAATCAAAATTAAGAGATGAAAAAGGTTTCATCCCCATTGATATTCCTTTGTTTGGAACACAATTAATTGACATAAAACCAGAACCAACAGACCCTCGAATCAGACGTGCCCTAATAGCAAATTCATCTTCAGCTAAAGGTTCTTGAACAGTTGTTCCAAATAATTCATGAACATTTAACGTTGCCGAACTTGCGTTATTAATTTTGTTTAATATTAATGGATTATTTCCATGGCCATAACCAATTATAACCGTATCATTTACAGATAGACCATGCCATATACCGCTACCATCAGGAGTTGACATAAAGCCAGGATATATTGCGGAAAGTTCATTAGTATATTTATTTTCTTCTAAAATTCTAATAAATACTCGCCCATTAGCTAAATCTGTTCTTACCACCCTTGCAAGTTGCAAAGAACCATAAGCAACACCAGGTCCTTTAGCGTGATCCTGAGAGGCTCGCATAGTGGCGAGACCTTCGCTTAAAACTTGTTCTGGTGATAAATCATTTTTACCCATTATTCTTCTGCCTTTTCTACATCAATTGTAATAATTGGATCATCTACATTTCCAGTTTTTGAATTAAGTATTGCATAAAATTCATCAATATCACTAAAATTATCCGATTTTGAAGTTTCATCTGTAGACTGATCAGCTTTTTCAATATCGCTTTTTAATTTTTCATCTGGAACTATATACTCTAACCATATATCTATAACATTAGTTTTTAATGCTTTAATAATTTTTTGTGAATCATCTTCTTCTTTTTCACCACTAAATAATTGCTCTACTGAATCAAAAAAACCAGTATCACTTTTAGAAAATTCTCTTGCAATTCTAAAAGCATTCGCTGATGGAGTTCTAACTAGTTCATTCTTATTTATAGAAGCCTGCTTGTTAACGTTTTCTTTTAGGTTAACTGTCCTTGGTAGTTCTACAACGTTGTCGCCTTCAAAGCCCCCTACAATTTGAGAAGGAGAAACTCTCGTAATTGGCAAAGTATCTTCTTGTGATTTACCAGCACCCGGAGCATCTCCATCTATAAAAGCAGATGGATTTTTGAGATAATTTATTATCCATCGTGCAGCCTTATATATGTTAGTTTTTAAAACTGGTTCATTATCATCATTTCTAAATGTTCGAACTGAAACTGTTGCATATCTATTATCCCCACCAGACAACATTGTATTTTTTAAAGCATATCTTAATTTATATAAAATATCAATCATTGTATTTGTATTTCTTTGACCAATATCTCCTTCAAATAATAGTTTTCTAACATCTCTATCGCTCATGCTTGCATTTGTTGGAGCGGTTGATGTTGAATCTTGAGAAACATCAGATACAGATGAAAATTTAGAAGTATCAAAAACAATAGCTCCCAATGGCGCTTCAAATTGAGGGTTTACATTAAAGCTAGCTGGATGAGACATTCTATAGTTTCCAACATTTGTATGATGACCTTTATAAATTGATTTGCCAATAACATCTAAAGGAGTAGGAATATATTCTCCAACAGTGTGTCCAAAGGTAAGAGACATTGTTGTTGTAAAGGTACCACCATATGTAAATTGATGCTTTACATCTTCAGCATAAAATAATAAATCTCTATCTTCTAAATAATACACTTCACCAGGTTGACAAAATTCATTTCCAGTTCTTGTGAGACCAGCATGAAGTAAACCAGCTCTTTGTTGATTTAGCAAAAATATAGCATAAGGAGCTAATTGAGTTTCAACATTGCTGAAAAAAGGCATAAATCTTGGAGATGTATTTTTGAATCCATACATCCTCCACAAATCATAATCAACCGCCCATACAGTTCTCATTTCCATTCCACTACCAACATTGAAACCTTGTCCACCAACAAGACCACCAGCTTCCGCTCCTTTTATTGAAACGGAAGTAAATTCAGGTGTATTTTCTCCATAAGTAATACCAAGAACATCTTTTGGTTTAACAACAAACCTTTTACCTGCTCCAGTTCCATAATCATCTTCTGTTTCGTCTTCAATCATGTGTGATAAATAATCTGGAACCTCGTCTCCCGGAAACATATTAGGAAGAAGTAAAGAAGATAAAGCATTACCATCCGAATTAGCTTTAGCGGATTGATCTAAATTTTTAATCAAATTTGTTGCTGATAATATAGCTCGATATCTCAAAGATATCTTTTCGCTTAATTCTTCTTGAATAGCTAAAATATCAGTTGGTGAAATATATTTTACTGATGAGTTTTTTAGATGTTGAGAAACAAATTGTTTCTTATCCAAATTTCTGCCAAGTTTTCTTTGTAATCTTTCAACAATTTCTTTTATATATCCTCCGTCAAATACTTCTTCAATTAATTCAAGAGTTAATGGCGTGTTTGCATCATAAACATTTGTTAAATTTAAACGTTGTTTTAAAATATCATAATTATTATATGTTTTGGTTGCAACTTTTTGAAATTTAGCAACTTGAGTTTCACCAGTAAGAGCATCAGTTGATCTTAATCCTTCCAAAAATGTTTCACTTATTATTGTCGCTCCAGGCTTTTTTGCTTGAGCAGCAAAATAATTATAACGCTTATCAACAAAATCTATATTTGTATTTCTTTCAAAAAAATCTCCAGTGTCACCAATGCTTGCATCAAATCCAAATAATCCAGTTTGGCCTATTAATAAATTATCTTCTTGTTCATAAATACCAGTATAATCTTTATTTATTTGAGCAACGGCAGATTGCATTGATGCCATCGTTCCTGTTTTTTCAAGCGTGATAAAAATAAAGTTATTTCCATCTTTTGCTTGAGGTGACGAATCAATCAAACCAGGACTAGCACCTAAAAATTCAACTCTCTGTTGATCATATCTTGCACCAAACAAAGAGGAAAGAAGACGTATCCAATCTTCTAATTCTTCAATTTCTTCAAACACATTATTGAGTCTTCTAGTAAATGTTTTTTCCAAAAAAGTAGGATACATTTGTATTCCATACTTCTTTTTTCTTTTAACCATTTCATAATAAATACTACTTGGCATCCTGTTATATTGAGGAAGCCTAAGCTCAATGTGCCCTTGTGAATTAGCAAAAAATTCCATACCAATAATTCTAGCAAGAGCATTCATTTTTTCGCCAATATTTTGCCAATCCGTATTTACCATTTGAAATCCATCACCCAAATTTTGAGCAATAGCTTGGATATCAACGTCTTGATCGTATTCATCACAAACAATAAATAAATTTTTATCTGTATTAGCTTTTACTTGCCACAATCTTCTTTGTGTTATGTAATTTTGCTTTAAGGCCAATCTCTTTCTTGAACTTCCAGCTGATGTATCATTTGAGCTTCCAGATCCCTCATAAGTATTGGTGAAAAAATCTTCAGACCCAACTATTCTAAATCCTTTAGTTGAATAATCTTTAGAAACAGCATCCTGTATTTTAGCTTCGGCAATATTTATTTTTCCATCAATATCTAAAACTTGTTTTACTAACGCCGTTACTATTGATTTACTAAGTGTAATTGTTTTTCGTTCACTGTTTAATTGTTCTTCTACATTTCTTTCTTTGTTGTATCTAATTGTGCTCAATTGAAGCATATTTGTCGGATTAGTAAATGAGGCATCTAGTTCGGTAATTTTATCTATTAATTGAGCTTTCTTTGCTTGAAGTTGTTTAATCTTTAAACTTTGATCTTTTAATGTAAGCTTTGCCGTAAACAAATAAGCAAACATGCTTGGGTCTACATTGAATTTTTTAAATGGAATAAATTCACCCCATATTTTATTTTGTTTTCTAACTAATTTAGAAATGTTATCAAAATAATCTGTAGGATTACTCGCATTTGCATTAGATAAAAGACCACTACGCATCGCTGAATCTACAAATGTAGAAAAGTTATACGGTTCTCCGGTTGTTAATAATGAAATAACATTAACAACGTCTTGCCCAGCAAAAGGATCTGCTGTTATAATTTGAGCAGCTTCGTTTCCTGACATATCTTCAACAAGCCTTGACCCCGCCCCCCTCTTAGAATTATTAATCCATGCAGTGCCAATCCCTTTTTTCCACTTATAAACAAATCCATCCGGGTTATAGAATACTCTTCTAGCTAAATCAAAAGAACTTGCAAAAGTATTAGAATTGTCTAAAAATGTATAATTAGCCTGATCTTTATATGGGTCAGATTCGTTTACAACTTCGTCAAAATCAGTTTTATATAAATTCTCTTCTGTTACGTTTCTATTTACAAATCGTCCATATTTATATTTTAATGCTCCTGATTTTATCAAATTAGCGTTTTCATCAAGAAGCTTAAAGCTGGATTGTTCAACTTGACCATTGGCTTCGTCAAATTCCAAATCAAACGGAGTAAGTGGGTCATAAAGATGACCATTGAACTGATATATTGCAGGCTTATCTTGAACAAATACTTGATTAAAATACCAACTATTATCTTTACAATCTACTGTTAAGGTATGCGCTCCACCTGAATAACTTTCACTGGCTTTCACTACAATACCATTGAAAACACATGCTCCGTGATCAGTCGCTCCAAAAAATGAACGCAATGATAAATAAAGATACATTGGAAAATCAGGACCCGCCAACATTGTCTTTTCAGCCTCTAATGCTAAATTGGGCCGGTTTGTTCCCATAACACTTCCCCAAAGCTCTTTCAAATCTCCAATGTTTTTGTTTAATTGACCAAGAGCATCACCGCTTCCTCCTGACATAAGAGGAACATTTCTAAAGTCCATATTTTTTAAACTTAATTGTTTTTTTGCCTTTGATGCTTCAGCGCTAACAGCAGCACCAGCACCACTCAAGGCGTCTCCAGTGACTCCAAGCACACCTCCTATTAGAGTATCATTTCCACCAAGAACGTCTCCCAACCCACCAACAGCGCTTCCAAAACCGTTTACAGCACTTCCTACAATACTGCCAGCACTACCTAAAGCGCCTCCTAAAGCCCCTCCAACTTCACCATCGTCGTAAAACATTGTTTTCAATCCAGCGAGAACAGCATTGTCGTCTATAGTATTTGAATTGATATAGGCAGTAACAACATCCATAGGCTGAATAAGTTGTTTGCCTAAAAAGTTTTGCCTAAGCATGCGTCTTACGTAATTTGTACTTTCATTATATTGAACATAATCGCTAAATTCAGTAGCTCTAATTTGAGATACAGTTGATGCATCTTCAAAAATTCTTTTCATTATATCCCGTTCTGTTCCACTAAAATTGCCTCCTTGAGAAGACATAGAACGAGTACTATCAAATATTTCAATATCAGCAAGGTTATATGTATTTACTTCTACGCTACCAATAGTATCAACTTTAAAATGTCTGTCATCATATGATATTTTTCTAACAAGTGACTTCATCGCAGTTTTAGCACTTGCATTGGTTCCAGAAAACAAATCATCTCGCAAACCGCTTCCATCATCAGATGTAAGCTCTATTCCGTATTTTTCTAATGTGATAATTACTTTATTATGTAAATTTGCAAAAGGATTTAGTTGCACATTGATTGGAGAAGCTCCACGTTTTAATCTAATAGTATTTATATCATTAACATAATTATCAATATCTTTTTGAAGAGTTGTAGCATATCCTCCCATCATATTAAATTTTTTATCAGAAGCTTGCATTAAAGCTTTTTCAATATCCTGCTCATCAATTGCAAATAACCTATGAGGGTCAATAATACTAAAATTTGCTCCTCCAGCACCAAACTTTATAGAATTAGTACAACTAAAATTGGTAACTAAAGTAAGTTCTATTACCCCAGTTCCATTACCAACAAATGACGCTCCACTAGTTTTGTTGCCAGAAATCCATTTAGTTGTTGTGCTGTATCCGTTATTTCTAAGTAAATCTCTAATTTTATTCATTACATTTCTGTAATTTTTATAAATAGCACTTGCCATTCCATCAACAAAATTATAATCATTCAATAAAAAATCAGGATCCATTAAAGCTCTATCGGCTGAGTCTACCGCATCAATAATAAAAGACGCCATCCCTTGGTTCAATATGCCAGTTGAATTAATTATTCTTTCAGCCTTAGTTAGCTTTTCATAAGCTTCAATTTGTTTGCATTTGTTTTCAAATAATTGTTTTGAGGTTAGAACAAATAATCTTTCATCACCATCCATAGTATCTATAAGATAATCAGATTTTAATGATGAAAACATTTTCTTTTTAATCAAAACAATAAGTTCAGGAGTCTGAGTTACAATATTTTTTATATTGGGAGTCTTTTTATCCTTTTCAACCCATCCACTTTCAACATATGAATTATGAATAGTTTTATCAAGAGTTTCATATAATTTTTTACCAGAGTCTGTAAATCCTCTAGTATAATCATTGCCATTAGTTCCCAGAACATCAGATATAAAACCAAATGCATCACCAAAAGCTCCGCCAATATCATCTCCAGTTATCATATGTCTTTATATCCTTTAAAATTCCCAATTAAATAATGTATTGAATTTATATAACCTATTATATATCCCTTGTTTGAATCAATCTTATCAACAGAAGGGTTATCCTTTTAAAAATGTTTTTTGAACGGTTCTTCTAACACTATCTTTGCTTATTGGATTAAAACTTAATGTAGACTCATAATCAGGTGAAGATGGAACATATTCATTTTGAGGTCTTGGATTACGATGCCAAGACATAAAGTTGCTTCTTCTTCCCTTGATTAGTGTTGCTTTAAATTTCAGGTCATAATCAAACCAACCCAAATTATCAGCCCTTTCTGTAACATTGAAGCTGGTAAAAAATCCTCTGTAAATCATTCCATGCCAATATAATTCAACAGCTGAGGCATAATATCCTAATGTAGGCTTTGGAGCAGGGAAAGGATTATTAGAATCATTTGCACCAAACCCTGAAAAGAAATCAAGAGCATCACTCAAAGATGGGAAAATGGTATCTAACCAACTACTAACACTATCTTCTTGCTGCTTAGCTTGTTCGTTAATAGCAATTACATTGAAGGCTACCTGTTCTCCACGATAAACGTCATCCAATATGTTTATACCCTCAATGCCTGATGTTCCTGTTGTTCCTGTAATGCTGATATCTGTAAGCTCTTCACCCCAGTATTGAACAACAAAACCACCTTTTGTTCTATCTGGCTTAATAGTTTTAACTTGTGCAACAGCTACACTTTGAGGATTGACATACATCTCAACAAATCCCACCTCGGGTACCAACCACTTCATCATATTTCTTCGATAAGTGGCAAATGAAGCTCTGTTTCCAGTTGCTGCAGTGTAGATGTAATCATCTTCAACAGGTAAAGTGCTTTGTTGAAGTTTGCTAGAGTTTGTTATAAGAGCCATTTTTTACCTTTAGTGTCGACCTTCGGTTCCGCTTGATGTAGTTATACCTAAAACTCCTAGAACGGTATTCATTGCAACTTTTGCTACTTCTACACCATCTGAAAAAATATCTATTCTATGAGTTGTTCCATCAGCATTTGCATTTTGATTGGATGATCCTTCTGTCTTTGCAGCAGCAGCAGCAGCAGAAGAATTTACTGCGGCTACTAATGGATTGTCTCCAGGCATTGGAATTGCAGAACTTCCAGAAGCGCCCGGAGCACCACGAGCGCCAACCGCACCAGGAGGCCTATATCCGCCAGAAGCTTCGTTATTTTGACTGTTAGTCTCATTCATTTTAGCTTCTTCTCGTTCTTTTAGTTGTTTCATATTTATTTCAATAGCTTTAGTTGCATCATTAATACCAATTCCAAAATTAGCTAATGCCTCTTTAACTTTTCCACCACCACTAGTTATATCACCACTAAGAGAAGCTAAAGCTGTTTTGGTTTTACTGGCCATATCAACAGAATATTTAGCAACAGTTGTTGCCCCTGTTCCACCTAATTTTATTTTACCTTGTTCCGTTTGTCTTTCTTGTCTGTTGCTGCCAAAAGCTCCCTTTGTTCCAGTTAAAGCTCTTTGAGCACTATAAGATTCAATGACCCCAAGAATATTAACGGCAACATCTATTTTATTGGCTATTACAGTTAATTCATTAAATTGTCTATTTTGAATAGTTTCACCTTTATTAAAGGCTGCTTTTAAAGCTTCTTGTTGTTCATTGCCAAGGTCAGTACCAGTTTGAACTTTAGACATAACATCCATCAATCTATTAGCTACTCCAGTATCACTCACTCCAAACATTGATAATGCTTGTCTTTGAGCTAAAAAGGTTGATTCCATTCCAGGAGTAGTTGCAGCTTCTTCTAAATTAAGAACACGACCCGCACCGCCTATGTTGCCTAATGTTTCTTGAAGCATACTTGCAATCTCACCTATTTCACCTTTTTGCATCATTCTTTCAACGTTCAACCCAGCTTGCAAAGGCGATCCTCCCATACCTGCTCCCATCGCAATAAAGGCTCGCTTTTCAATTGTCATATCTCCAATTGATTTAGCTAAAGATCTTGTTACTTCTAAACCAGCTTCATATCCTAATCCTTGCTCTCTTAACACCGAAGTAACCTCTTTCATAATGCCAATAATATCTTTTGAGTTATCACCCCATTGTTTCAAGCCGCCATTAATGTCAGTTACCACACCTTTTACACTATCAAAATTCATTTTTAATTCATTTGAAACTTTTGACATTAAACTAAAAGTTTCCATCGCTTCTTCTGCTGTAGTTTGAAAACCAGCATACATTCCTTTTGCGAATTCAATTGTTTTGCCAAATTCTTGTCCAGTTCCCGTTGCAACAGTTGATAACAATTGCATTGCACTAAGACCATTGACATTATTTACAGTATAAAACCTTCCCATTTCTTCTGGTAATTGTCCAAGAATTTCCATATTTCTTTTCATACCTTCTTGAATACTCATACCCATCGTGTTTGCCGCACTAACAGTAAGCATAACCATATTATTCATCTGTTTATCAACAATTTTATTAAAATCTGAAGCATTTCCCATTAATTTTTCTGCTCCCCAAAGACCTTCTAGTGCGCCAGATTGTGCAGCCATTTTGGTCATTTGATTTTCAAATCCTTTAGCAGATTCAGCTTTTTCAAAGACACCTTGCAAAGCATTTCCAATACCAGGAATGCCTTTTAGTAATTCTTCATATGCTCGACTTGCTTCCCTCGCATCTTGTGCCATACTTTCAAACGCTTTTGGGGCTCTGGATAATCCAGTAAAAGCAGCCATAAGGGCGCCGGTTTTAACGGCCATTTCAGCTAAGTTTTGATTGAAGTTATCAGAGTCGCTATCGAGTCCAGTCATTAACGCGCTTAGTGCATTGCTAGTTGTTCCAGCTATTGTGGTTAAAACTCCAAAACTACCAGCTATACCATCTAAAGAAGCTTTGGCAGTTTTAGAAAGCGCGCTAAATTTTTCGCTTAAAGCATCATTAAACGCACCAGCCGTTGTTGCTTCTTTAGAAAGATCAGTTATGCTTTTTGTTAATTCTTTAACCTTTTCGCTACCATATGCTGCAAGTCGAGCATAGGTAGCGCGCAAATCATCAACAACTTTTTGAGTATCTTTGCTTGCACCTTTAAGACTTAAAACATCAGCAAGCATTTCTGGTACAGTTGTTTTATCAGCCATTTAACCTTTTATTAAAAACAATTTTCTTTTTATTTCTTCGTCGTGGTTGTTTCTTCGGCTTTCTGTTTTGTTCGATCATGTATTGTGTTGCTTTTTCAAAATCTTCGTCACTTACAGCAATCGTATTAGCATCATCGTCCATTATCTTTCTTGCAGCTTCAGCGTTCCAAAAAGAACCAATAAGACACGCTTGGTTTCTAAGCTTTATACTTTCTTCGTATTTATCCTCCATCCACTGATGATACATCCAAATTTTTGTGAGATCATCTAAATTTTGTATTCTGTCATCCGTCGGAGCACAACGATATGTCTTACATAGATACCATAAAAATCGGTGGTCATGCTCCTTTGTTATTTTTTTATTTCATCCCCAACATCTTTATCTAATTTTAACTTTTTGCCTATACTTTCAATATATGCATTATAAAGCTGATCAACAGCATCAGACTCCATTTCAGCGACCATAGCTTCTCTTGTTTCATCAGTGTCACCCGCACCTAATAGTTCTGATATGCTTTGATTATCTATAGTTTTTAAAGCAAATCCAACAACCATATGTTTTGTAACATAAATCTGATCAAAACGAATCGTGTCTTGACCTTGTGTCAATGCAGAATATTCTGCAACCGCATTTAAAACTTTTTTAGTTTGAATACTTGTAAGATTTTGTAACACTATTTCGTGATCATCAATTACCACAGTTGTTGTTTTTTTGCCTAAACCTAACAAAATTTCAACCTTGCTTTTGTTTTCTGGAGAAATTGAAGCTTCTTTTTGCTTCAATTTTTGCCTGGCATTTTGTAGTTGACCTCTATCGGGTGGCGAATCTTCTTTTTGCAAAAATCCTAAAAATTGTTGGTCATCTTGAGAAAGCTCTCTTCGTTCTCCGGGAACATCAAAATTATCCGAAGATCTTGCAGTGAATTTTGATTCTTCAATTTGTTGTTTATAACGATTGTAATCTTCTACACTAATTTTTTGTGGCGTTGAAGATCTGACAGGAGGCTCAATAGGAAGCCTCTCTTGAATTGTTGGATCCTCTACTTTATATGTAGGGAGTTGTCGCTCATCGGACATTTGTACGTTTCCAATGGGAGATTTAATCTCTGGCATGATTCTTTCCTTTATTGAAGTAAGTTATATAAAAATATATAACTTATAAGTAATTACGGGCGGGATATTTTAGAATGCGCTATAAACAGCATTCAAGAGACCAGGAGCATCAAGTGAACCTCTTCGTAGACCAACGTCTGCGTCACGTTCAATCGAGTCCCCATAAACGGTAAGATTTCTAGCTCCACCAGTAGCAATATTTTTGCCACCAGTAAGAAGCTGACTATAAATAGATTCAGCTTGAAAGTTCATTCTATCAGTAATGAGATAATCACTGGCACTATATGCATAACTTATTTCAGAAACCCATACGTTTTTAAGAACTGTTACTATTGTTGCGTCTTGATTAGAATCAAATCCAAAATAATCAGTAATGGTAATATCAAAAGCAATTCTTTGTGAATGTACATGTGTCCAGGCTCTACCAAAAGCTTCCGCAGCTCTCAGCCTATCAAATCTAATTCTTTGACAAGAACCGCTTATTTCTGTTGCTTTGTTAGGAGCAGAATCGATAATGCCGTCTGTTCCAACTTCGGCAAGCTTTCGAATGTCTCTGCGTTCTGTAACACTCAATTCTTGTATAGCGCCAACAGTCGTGTCACCCACCTGGATGAGAATCATAGTGCTAAGTGACATACCTGTTCGGTTATTGCCACTGCCGCTTACACCTTCTAGCCCTGCACCAGGATCGTTTAAAGGTGAGTTGTTTCTTGTTAGTAATGAACCGGTCTGAGGATAATTTGCCATAGCGCCTCGCAACAATTAAAAGTTTCTAAAAGTAATGCACCTTTATTGACAAAAAAAGTTATTAAATAGCTTTATTTATAATACTTTTTATGTGAATAAAAGCGGTTTGCATTTACTTACTAAGAGTACACAAAAGTTATTTGCGAGATATAAAGATTATTTGAAAAAGAAAAAAGAAAAATGAAGGTTAGTATCGACCAATGTTAAATTTGACATAAATCCAGTTAATTGGGTAGGTTGGCATTACTTTAAATCTAATATTCCATTGGCGAGGCTCCACATCATCTCTTTTAACCACAACATCTGCGTATTTGGTAATCAGATTCTGATTTACGAAGCTGTTTAGCAAACCATTGACTCTTGTGAGTAAGGTTGTTGCAAAGGTGGTGTCTTCTGGAAGGCCAATAAACCCTCTAAGCGCAAGTCTTGAAACTTTAGCAATTCGATCTCTGATGAAAACAATTGAAAGTTCTTCTTCTTCAGCAAAGCCAGATTGAGTTGTTGTTTTGCCCCAAATAATTCGTCCGCCACCAAGAATAGGTTCAACTAATGTGATGCCCGCATAGGTAATATCTTCAGCTACCGATGTGCTGAAAACACGACTATTTAGAATACTAAACCCACTAAGAGTTTTATTAGTCATTGGCATTGCAACGTTTCCTGTAGCAGCCAAACGACCGCCAAGAGCAGGAGCCATATACATGCCGTCAACATAAGTGTTTGTCCCACTAATATTTACAACAATCTGATCAGGATACATATAAACACATCTATATGTTCCGCCAAAAGCATCAGATACGCTATAATTTGTCAAGTCTTCAATGTTACCTGCAAGAATCTCCAACGGATCATCTCCTTGAATTCCTTCAAGAACACCAATATCTTCAACAGCAGCAAGTTCTTGACCAGTAACGTTTTCTGGTAGTAATCCCTGAATTGCGCCAGTAAGCAAAACTCTTTCTTTTCTATTTTTAATTCTAGACATTGCCAAACAGTGAGAAAGCGTTGTTTGGATAATTGCGCTCTTTGTAGTTGTTGGAGCAGGATAAATCATATCCAACTCATAAGCTTCAAGAGTTTCTAGCGCAGACGTCCAACCAGCATCATAGAATGTTGCATCTTTGGTATCAATAACCATTACGGACAGGCCGACACCTGCTGCTGGAGCGAGGTCATCTGTCAAAAGAACTGTTGCGCTTTGAACAGTAGGATCAGTATCCCCAACTCTCCAAGTCAAATCAGCATTGCCGCTTTCGTCAGTAAAAGTGCCAACACTCCAGAATAATTTAAGTTTGCCATCTTCAACATCAACAACTTCAAATCCAGCAACCGGGCTATCATTGCCGAGTACTGAACCAAACATTGTCATTTTATATGTTGCGGCAACATCGTCAGTATTAAAGGTTGTGCCAGAATGAGAGAACCAAGCATATTGCGCATCTGCAAGAGCTTCAATTGTTCCTGTTTCTCCAGATTTAATTAAACCATCTTCCATTACAACAGTATATGCATATACGTGTGATACTCCAAATACGAATAGATTTGGGTTAGTAGTAAAAGATGCATTATAAAACGCTTCTTTATTTGGCAAGAACTGAGTGGCCGCTCCTGTGGTTGCATTGATTGTAAAGAACTTAATAGAGCTGTTTACATCGGGTATAACACCCAAAGGCAGAGGGAACGATAAGTCATTCAATGTTGATCCGCCAGTAGCTGAATCAACAACATCGTATTCAACTCTTCGAGGTAAACCGGGAGCCGCTTCCAAA